GGAAAAAAGGTATGGCTGTGCGAGATTTGCGGGATTTTCTGACAATGGTCGACGAGTTGCGAGACCTTCAGAAGCAGTGCCAATCGTTTGGCTCGGTCGCCAATCATTGCTCACGATCGCTGCTGGAACACGACCTGGACAAACTCTTGGCGGTGTTGATCGAGCGGGTTCGCAACGGTCAGCCTGCCTTCGGCCCCGAACGGAAGGCAGAGTGACCGAAGCGCTCGAGGGTGACGCGCACCTCGATGGCCTGGTCGTGACCGAAGCGCTCGAGGGTGACGCGCACCTCGATGGCCTGGTCGTGACCGAAGCGCTCGAGGGTGACGCGCACCTCGATGGCCTGGTCGTGACCGAAGCGCTCGAGGGTGACGCGCACCTCGATGGCCTGGTCGTGACCGAAGCGCTCGACGAGTTGGCAATCAAGACGCATGCCGTCTTGGCGTAAAGCCCGCGAGGGCAGGGGAGGTCAGGACGGCTCGTCTCCGTGACGGCGAATCGTCTTCTCGCCGGATAGGCCGTTCGACCTGGAAGCTGGAGGTCTTCCAGGTCAATCGGCCCCCCTCCCCTGCCCCGGTCGGCGGCTCGGCGTGATCCTGTGCGGGGTGGGCAGTTTTCCTATCTCGTTTTCAAGCGGCGGCGTCGTCCTCGGCACGGTCCCGCGCGACCGCGCCGATCGACCGAAACTTGATGGTCAGATCCTTGAACCGCCCCAGTCGGCTCTGGATCGCTTGCTCAACAAACTGGCTCAGTGTTTGTCCGGTCCAGGCGCAACACGCCCGCAGGTGTCGGGCAATCTCGGCATCCAGATGGAGCGTCACTTTCGACCGGCGAGCGGCCACGCGACCGAGGCTCGATTGCACCTCGGCAACAGTGGCGCGGCGAACGTCGCGACGACTTGGAACGGACGACCCGTTGACAACAATAGGTTCATCCATAAATCGACATCCTAGCACAAAAGACCACTAACGAGTTGACAGGTGGCCGTCCAGACGGTGTATCGGCTTTTGGTTTCAGCAACTTGTGTTGACTTGACGACATAGGATGGATAGGTTGTGCCGCGTCGGTCGTTTTTCCGGTCTGGCGATCTCGGCGTCAGACAGACAGGGAGACCGGCTGACAAGGACGCGGCAGGCTCAAGGATGCGCAGGCCCATCAGGACGATGGCGTCCTCGTCACATGGGGCGGCCGTGGCGAGAACCGTCACGACCGCCCCATATTTTTCGGAGCGACGTCATGACAGGGAAAAGCAACACCACCAGCCGACAACGGCAAAGCGGCGAGATGAGCACAGCACACATGGGGCCAATCACCTTGACGTTGAAGATCGACCGTGAACTATTTGTTCAGTTGGAGCAACTGGCGGCAGAGCAGAGGAAGTCGGTTCGCTCGCTTGTCCAGCGAGCCATTCAGCGGCTAGCCGGTCTTCGAGAGGGCCGCGCCGTGACGGCTGAGATTTCCGGGGTCGGGGTGATTACTCGGCGTCGTGGTCGCCCGTTGGGTTCGACGAACGCGGCGATGACTCAGCGTCAAAGCGGTGCAGCAATCGCCCGACCTGAACGTGAGTCCACGGTTTCCCGCGCCGGGTCGAGTGGCCCGAACCATTCAAGCGGGCAGCGATCTCCCGGAGGGAGAGCCCGTCGTTCCTCCACTCGCTAATCTCGGGGCCGAATCGTTCCGCCACATCGTCGGCCTGGCGTCTGGACCAATCCCCCGCCTTCCGGCTAGCGGACGGCGGGGGATTGCCGTTGAACCGGAACGCTCCCGGCCGACTGGCCCCCAAACGACCGGCCACCGCGTCGGCAATCTCGGCCGGTACACCCTCGGGGTAGAGTTCGCGCAGCCGCTTGGGGATGGCTTTCGTGCTGCGGAACGCGGCCAGGGCGTCCTTGGTTCGCTGGCTGATTTGACCGCGCTCGAGTTCCGCCACCGCCACGAAGATGGTCAGAATGAACCGCCCCAGATGGCCGGGCGGCAACTGTGGCAAATCGCAAAACGCCAAATCAACCTTGCTGTCGGCCAGTTCGAGGAGAAAGCGGGTATCGCGGCTGAGTCGGTCCAGCTTGGCGACCAGGAGCAGCGACCCGGAGTACCGAGCGTCGGCTAGAGCGAGCGCCAACTGAGGACGATCGCGGCGCTTGCCTGACTCGACTTCCGCGTAAGAGCGGATCAGAGTATGCTTATGCGCTTCGATGTAATGGGCGACCGCCTCTTGCTGGGCGGCCATGCCCAGCCCCTCACCCCCTTGCTTTCGCGTGGACACTCGAAAGTACGCGATCACGTTTCGGTTGTACAGGTTATGCATCTTACGCGGTTTGACTTCGTGCGGTTGCGGTACAGTCTTACCGAACACCCTTTCGGTGACATTGTACCACCCCGCCTGGCATCTGAACAGAGGTATCCCTAGAGCCGTTCCGGGCTGGTTTTCTTTGAAAAAACCAAGTCGGGCGACGACCGATAGGTCAAGGTCTGTATATGACTACATTGCCGGTTGTGTCGATCGTCCGGCCCCCTGCGGCGGATTGTCGGAGTCCGCGCGCGCGAGGAAAAAAACGCCCCACCCGGCGCGGAGGGATCGGGTGGGGCGGGACACGCAGAGACACACACCGCTTGTCGAAGGCGGCAGGATTGTTATCGGCTCGTGCGGGCCGATTTGGCCCGCTTGCCCCGAGAAGGCCTGGCCCGCCGCTTGGGCCTGAGCCGGGGATCGACCTGGACGTAGCGGCCCAGCAGCTTGAGCGGACCTCCCCGGAACGGGTCTTCCAGCAGCTCGGGACCGACGCGGGGCATCTCGATCGAGTCCCAGCCGGAAAAGTTGGAAAACTCGACTTCGCGGCAGCCGGGCGGACGGCTGAAGATCGGGCCGGTCGGCTCCTGGCTGGACCAACAGGGCACTTCCAGCCAGCGGTCGCCAGGGCCGTCCTGACGTTGCCAGCGCTCGACAAGGTGAACGTTGAAACGTTCCGCCGCCCAGGGGGTCAGGCACCAACACACCCCCTGAGGTAGCGGCCAAGGCTCGACCCAACCCTCCGCCTGGAGGCGGGTCAAATGGTCGGCACTCAGGCCGGCGGCTTCGAGGGTGGTCTGTTCGACCCACGCCTCGTCGCCCGAGACCAGCGGGTCAGGATCGAATGAGAGGTCGCCGGGAAAAAAAATCTGGGGCTTCGCCATCGGTGCAACTCCTGAGCAATTCTGCCTTACGGTTGCCCCGACGGTGGCGGTGGGGAAGAATTTTCGGGCGGTTTGGTCCAGAGTGGTAGAGGGTGCTGTTTTTCGCGTCATCGCAGTTAGATATGCAACTCGACACAATCCTGGGAATCGACACAGCCGAAGTAACCCGACCCCGGCTCGCACCGGGAACCGTGCCGGTCTGGGTGCTGTTCGATCGCTTGGTCCGGGGTCTGTCGATCGCCGAGATCGCCCGTCGCTGGCGGGTATCGCAGCCCACGGTGTATCGCCACCTAAAGACAGCGCGTGAGGCCCAGGATGACCCGACCGTCGCCTTGCTGCTGCGAGTGTACGAGGGCCGACCATCGTGATGTTCGCCCAAGGTCAAGGCCAACCGACCCTCGAAAGCGGCGGCTTGCTGGTGTCGTTGATCGGGCTCGCCGCTCTGTTGCTCAAGTATGCATTCGCTGAACTGGCGGCGAGACGAGACGCGTCGCTGAAAACGCGAGAATTGGCGATCGAGTTGGCGGCGAGAGACGCCGAAATTGCCCGCCTTCGCGAACACCTGAATCTGCGAACGTCGCTTTGCCCCCATTCGACGTGCCCGTTCCCCCACCCGGACGGCTCGGCTCGATGCGCCGGCAGCGACACGCCACGACCCTTGACGTGAGCACCCCACAAGGCGGGAGTGTGGGAACCGAGCCTGTGCGGGCAGGCGTCAACCCCGCCAGCCGGGGCGGGCGGACCACTCCACCACCCGGCCCCGGCACTTCGTCTGATCGTTGCGATGGTGAGGTATACCCGATGAATGCTTCGGACTTTGTGGAGCTTGCAGCCTTCGGCCTCATCGGCGGAGGGATCGCTTCGGCTGTCCTGGCGTGGTTCTTGGGATGAGCCGTTCGATCGAAGGTCTTGTTGACACCCAGCCTCGCTTTGTGCCGACCGTCTGCGTCGTGTTCGTGGTGGGCGAGCGAGTGGCCTGGTCGTCGGAACTGGAAACCGGCCTTGGCCTGGTCAACGCGCGGTACTCGCCGCAACAGATCCGCGACACCGCTCAGCGCTGTTTCGCCGCTGACTTGAAACGCCAACTCAATCTATTGACACATTATGGGGCGACCGACTCGCTTGATGGATTCTGACCTAGCAAAGAGTCTGTTACAGGCCCTTCGGATCGCGCCGATCGAGTTGGCCTGCGATGCGACGCGCGTCTCGCTCTCCGCCTATCACGACTGGATCAAGCGCGGAGAAACCGGGGAGGAACCCTACGCCACCTTTCGCGTCGAAGCCCTGGCGGCTCGGGCGAACTACGCCGTGAATCGACTGACCCAGATTCACAAGGCCAGCGAGAGCGATTGCGACGGGGACTGGAAGGCCGCGGCGTGGTATCTGGAGCGATGCTGGCCGCAGCATTTCAGTCCGTACAACCGCACTGACCTAGCCGTCACCGATCGCACCACCCCGCCGCTCGTGCAACTTCTGCGAGAGATCGCCGGACGGCCGGTTGAGGACAACAATGAAGCGCGCTGAGCGGTTGGCGGCGGTGGCTCGCGGCTTCGGGGTGACGCTCGCCACGCGAGCGGTCTGCCGCGAACATCAGGCCCCGCTTCACGCGCTGGATAGATGGTGCTATGAGCGCCCCCCGGTGTCGCTGATGCTCGGTCCCCGAGGCGGCGGCAAGTCGTTTCTGTCGGCGTTCGCCACCCACTGGGACAGCCTGGTCCACCCTCGGTTCGGAACCCGAATTCTGGGTGGTTCGATGAGCCAGAGCCAACAGATTTATACGGCTCTGCGATGGTTTCGTTCGGTGCCGGGCAATGCCGAGGTATTTGACTCGCTCACCGCCGAGCGTGCCCGGTACGTGACCGGCTCGGATGTCGCCGTGTTGTCGGCGACCGAGAAGGCCGTCCGTGGCCCCCATGTGCCGTCGTTGCGGCTTGACGAGGTCGACGAGATCGACCCCGAGATCCGCGAAGCGGCGATGGGTATGTGCCTAGGGCGTCACGGCTTGCCCGCGTCGGTAACGATGACCTCCACCTGGCATCGCCTGGGCGGGCCGATGGAGGGTCTTATCGAGCGAGCGAGCGGCGGGGATTTCCCGCTGTTTGCCTTTTGCGTGTTCGACATCCTGGAAACCTGCCCCGACGAGCGAAGCGGCAAACACCTGGAACATTGCCCCGCCTGTCCGCTGCGGTCTTGGTGCCACGCCGACGCCGACGAGCACGCGGGCGTTCCCAAAGCGAAACGCTCGATGGGGCATTACCCCATCGAGTCGCTGCTCCAGAAGGTCGTCACCGTCTCCCGGCGGGTGTTTGAAGCCGACTATCTGTGCCTGGGACCGAAAGCGGACGGCGTCTGGTTCAGTCGGTTTGATGGGGCTCGGCACGTTACGACTGCCGCCGAATACGACCCGGCCCAGCCGGTGACGGTGGCGATCGACTCGGGCGTCTTCACCGGGGCCGTGTTGTTCCAGGTCCACCGTGACGCCGCCGGACTGGCGACGGTAAACGTGTTCGCCGATCTGCTGCTCGAAGACGTGCCGGCCGAGGACGCGGCCCGGTCGGTGCTGACTCTGGCCGAGTCTTACTGCCGAGGGCGGCTTGATCGTCGCGTCACCGATCCGGCGGGCCGGGCTCGCACCGCGATCGGCCCGACCGTGCTGGGCGAGTATCAGCGGGCCGGGCTGTCCTGCGACTGCTGGCCGTCGACTTCGTTGGCCGATTCGCTGGCCCTGGTGGAGTCGTTCCTCCAGGCGGCCGACGGGTCGATCGGACTGACCATTCATCCTCGCTGCGTGCATTTGATCCGGGCGTTCCAGTCCTATCGGCGGGCGCGTCGGGGCGGGCAGTGGCAGGATTACCCCGAAGACCCTCAGCACCCCCACGAAGACCTCATGGACGCGCTTCGCGGCGGACTGGTGTCCTGGTTCCCCGAAGGACGGCGACCCGAGCCAAGAATGCGGCGGATTCAACCTTCGCGAGTGTTCTGATGGACGTCGAGCGCGTGTCGATTGACTCGATTTCGCATGATCCTGCCAACTTACGATTGCACCCCGAACGAAACGTGGCTGCGATCAAGGCTAGTCTCAGACGATTCGGCCAACAAAAACCGATCGTGGTCGATGGTAAAGGCGTGGTTCGGGCTGGCAACGGAACCTTGCAGGCGGCTCGCGAACTAGGTTGGAGCGAAATTGCCATCGTTCGTACCGACCTGGAAGGAGTCGAAGCGGTAGCTTATGCCATCGCCGACAACCGCACCGCCGAACTAGCCGAGTGGAACGTCCCCGATTTGGCAACAACACTGGAATCGTTCCGACTGGCCGACTTCGATTTGTCTTTGGTCGGATTCACAACGGCCGATCTCGACGCTTTGCTTGGGAAACTGTCGTCGGGCATCGAGGGGGATGATCTTAACAATCAGGCTCAAATTCTCCCGCTGCCGAGCAAATTTGAAATTATTGTCACTTGCGAGTCGGAAAATCATCAACGCGATCTTTACGAGCGGTTTATCGGGGAAGGGCTCAAATGCCGCGTGCTGACGTTGTAATGCGATCGCCGATTCGGCCTTCGTTTCGGGTCGATCAGATTCGAGGCATGTTTGATTTGCCCGACCAGAAAACGATCGAGCACCGCTACGAGGTTGATTTGCCGATCGAGGACAAGCCGTGGACCATCGGCTTGATCGTCGGCCCGTCCGGGTCGGGAAAAACCTCGATCGCTCGTCATCTGTTCGCCGACGCCGTCCACCATGAGGCGTACACTTGGCCCGACGAGCAAGCCATCGTCGATGGCTTTGACTCCAGCCTTACCATCAAAGAAATCATCGAATCGTTGTCTTCTGTGGGCTTTTCCAGCCCGCCACACTGGATCAAACGATACAGCCACCTGTCCAACGGCCAGAAATTCCGCGTTGAACTGGCTCGACTCGCGAGTGCTCAACACGATCTGATCGTGTTCGATGAATTTTCATCGGTGGTAGATCGCGATGCTGCTCGCGTTTCGTCGGCGGCGTTCGCCAAGCGGCTGAGGACAAAAGCAACCCAAGGCTCCCCCACTCGTTTCGTCGCCGTCTGTTGTCATTACGACGTGATCGAGTGGCTTGACCCCGACTGGATTCTCGATACGAACAATTACAAGTTTGCCTGCAGGTCTCTTCGGAAACGACCAGCTATCGAGTTGTCAATTTACCAGACAACTTGTGCCGCTTGGTCGTTGTTTCGGTCGTATCACTATTTGAGCAACAAAATCAACCCAACTAGTCAGTGTTTTGTCGCGATTTATCAAAACAAGCCGGTCGCGTTTTATGCCGTGCTCCATTTTCCTCACCCCACCAGCAAACGCATTAAACGCGGCCACCGCATGGTTGTATTGCCCGATTACCAAGGGCTCGGTATCGGCAACGCGATGCAAGACGCCATCGCGGCTCATTACAAGGCATTAGGTTTTCGATTTTGCATCACGTTTTCGCACCCGTCGCTGATCCGCTATTGCTCGCGGCCGCCGAACTGGCGTACATCTAAACACAAGCATGTGCCTGTATTGTCGAAGCGAAGCGGATTACCTGAAATAAAGAGCTCGATTTCTTCGTCTCGTCTCACCGTGTCGGCGGAATACGTGGGACCAAGCCGTCGTCTCGATTGTCATGCGTAACCTGTCGATCGTAATCACCACCTACTGCCGGCCAGTTTTGCTGGGCGAGACTTTGCAACGGCTGCTGGTCGCGGCCCCGGCCGATTCCGAGATTGTGGTCGCCGACGACGACCCGCACCGCTCAGCCGAGGCACTTGTGACCTCGTTGGCCGACGCCCGGTTGCGGTATCACGCGAACCAGGAGCGGCTAGGGGCGGTGGGCAACGCCAACGACGCGATCGCCCGAGCCCGGGGCGATTGGATTCACTGGTGCGCCGACGACGACTACGTGTTGCCCGGTTTCTACGAAGCCGTCGCCGCCGGATACGGCCAAATTCGCATCACCCACTACCAGAACGTGGACCGAGCCGGGAAGGTCGTGTTCCAGCCGGCTCCGATCCGAACCACGGCTGGACTGCTTGACCGGGTTGGTTGGGTCGGTCGGCTCTGTTTGTGCAACCCAACGCACATGGTCGCGACCGTGTTTCGCCGCGAGACGTTCTGGAGGCTGGGCGGCTTCTCTCCGGTCCTGCCGAAGTGGCACGATTGGTGGTTTCTTCTTGCCGCCTCGGTGCGGCTAGGGATCGCCCCTTGGTACGATCCCCGCCCGCTGGCCCGCTATCGCGAGCACCCCGCCTCGTTGTCGGGGGCCGATCGGCAGGTGAGTCAGACCGAGGCCAAACTGTTCGCCCTCCATCTTCGGCGGCTGCTGGACTCGACCCACGTTGTAAGCGGTACTTTCGCGTGCGAACCGTCGCCACCACCCTCAGCGGCTTGATTGTGCTCACGATCCTGATCCCGGCCGCGACCGTGTTCGCCGCCGTGGCGGCCATACTGATGTCAGCCCACGAGGTCGGCCGCGCCGTCTGGCCGGGCCGCTTTCCAGGAGATGCCCCATGACTCCCGCGTCTGCCGTCACGCCCGCCCCAGACCTGTTTGCCGTGTTCACGGTCGACCCTGGTCTCAACTGCTGGGCCATCCTCGAACGCTGGTCGCCCGACCGCAACCAAATCTGCCGCCTGTTTCACCCCGACCGGCCCTGGGAAGATCGGCCGGCCGAGATCGACCCTCGGCTTTGGGGTCGGATCTGCCAAGTTCTCCCCGGAAACCTGGTGGGACGCGCCGTGTTGCGGCTGGAACGAATCGAGGAACTGATAACGGATCGGTCCTACCACTACACGTTGTCGTTTTTTGTGCCTCACGGGGCCGCTCAGAACTGGTGGGAACAGATCGGCATCTACCACTACGCCGCAACGGGTAATTCGCCCGCTTCGCTGTTGTCCTGGGTGTGGAGTTGATCCGTGGCCTCGCGGCTTATTGATCGCCGTCATCCCGAGTGGGTTGAGCACCGGATCGCTTGGGAGTGGCTGCTCGACTCCTACGAGGGCGGCGAGCGCTACCGCTCGGCAGTGTACGGCTACGATTCCAACGGCTGGCCGATCTTCAATCTGATCCGTCACAAGCGGGAGTATCCCGACAGTCGCGGCATCATGCCTGCGTCGTCGTATGACCCGCGCACGGCCAGCACCGATGACGACTTCGCCTTGCGTTGGCAGCGTACCCCCGTCCCCGCGTTCGTCCGCGAGGTGATCGACGATCATCTGGCGCGGATCTTTGCGAGAGAGATCAGCCGAGAGGCCCCGCCCGCCGTGGCCCGGTGGTGGACCGACTGCGACGGCAACGGCACCACGGTGGACAATTGGGTTCGCGAGACAGTCGCCCCGCTGCTCTATTGTCTGGGCACACTCGATGTCCTGGTGGACCGGCCCCGCTCCGACGCGGAACCTCGCACCCAGGCCGACGTGCTCGCTCTGGGCCTGGATCGGGTGGTGGCGTCCGTGATCCTGCCGCAAGATATGGTCTGGTGGGCGGTCGACCGCACCACCTGGACCTACCGCGAAGCGTTGATCCGTGAGCAAGCGATCAACGCCGCCACCGGCAACACCGTCGAGACGTTCCGTCACTGGACGAGCGAGCGGACCACCCTTTACGACGCCCAGGGACGACCACTCGACGATCGCGAGCACCCCTACGGGCGGGTGCCCATTGTGCGGCTGTTCGACCGTCGCAAGAGCCGCTGTGAATGGATCGGCCTGTCACGACTGGAAGGGACCGCCGAGCGTCAGCGGGAGTATTACAACCGCGACTCGGAATTGATCCTGTCCGACACCACCCAGGCCCACCCGTTGTTGCAAGGCCCTGAGGACTTTGTCCAGGCCGACGGCACCATTCCGATCGGTCCCGCCTGGCTGCTGCCCAAGAAAAAGAACGCCATGGGCGGGTCGGTCACTTACGAGAAATTCGAGGTCGTGGATTTCCCCAAGGGTGCCCAGGAAGCGATTCGCACCAATAAACAAGACCTCCGGGACGCGGTCGATCGCGAGCACGCCTTGAGCAAGCCGGCCGGTTCTCGTATTGCCGGCGGCGGCGGCAACTCGCAGGTGGTGGCCCAATCAGGCGTGTCGAAGGCGTTCGATCACCAGGCTCTCGCGAATCGACTCGCCGCCGTGGCGGCGATGCTGGGTCGAGCCGAGACCCAGATCGCTCGACTGGTGGCTCAGATCGCCGGGGCCGATCCGGCTGAAGTGAGGATCGTCTACGCGCAGCATTTCCACATCGCCGACGCGGCTGAAGCGCTCGATGGCGTCTCCCGCTGGCAACTGGCCCTGGGCAACGCGGGCCGTTGTCCTGAGGCTGAGACGCCCCAACTTCAGGCGGCGATTCGCCTGGTGTTGCCCGGCCGAGCCGATTCCGAGTACGCAACACTTGATGCGGCTATTGAAGCCGCTGTGCGGAGGCAGGCCGCTCGGCTTGCCGCAGGAACGGCGGTGACCTCCACCGACACCGTGGGCGTGGTCAACCAGGCGGACACGATCGAAGGGCCTGGGCGACTGGCACTGACGCTCTCGGCAAAAGACACGATCTCCACTCAAAGTTAGGTAACACCCGATGTGTCCGTTCTCCGTCCGCATTTTTCACGATCCAGACCCGAGCGGCTTGGGCGGTGGCGGTGGCTCCAGTTCCCCGGCGACACCAAACGACGGCCCCAAGTCGATCACCCTCTCCGCCGAGGAAGTGGTCCGGCTCTACAGTCAGGTCCGCGAACTTGAAGCGATCCGAGCCCAGCACGCGGCCGAGCTCCAGGCCCGCGAGGACGCCCGGCTCGCCGCCATGGCCGAAGCCGGCAAGGCCAAGGAAGCGATCGAGCGCCTGCGGGCCGACGCCGAGGCTAAGCTGGCGGCCCGCACCAATGCGTTCTTGAACGCCGAACGATCGCGGGCGGTGTCCGATCTGATCGCCGGGCGTCCGTTCGCCTCCGACGCGGCGGCGACGCAACTGCGCTTGCTCCTAGAGGCTCAGGTTGAAGCGGTGCTGGACGACAGCGGCTCGGTCGCGCTGCGGGATCGAGTGTCGGGTCGGCCGGCGATCGACGTGCTCCGCGAGCAACTGGACTCGCCCGCGTTTGCTCATTTTTTCCGAGCCTCATCACAGAGCGGCATCGGAGCGTCAGGGTCGCTGCATAACCCGGCCCCCAACACGCCCCCGCAATCGTACCAGGACCAATTGATCGCCGCGTTCAAGCAACAGCTATCAAGCCCCTCCGGTGCCCTGGGTCTGGGAATCCCCAGGCCGGGCTTGTGATTTGTTCGTAAGCACGGCCTGATTCCAGAAAGGAACACCCATGGCCGCGAATCAAGGCATCGTCACCCCGATCCATGCCTACACGACCGGCGAAGTGGTCTATCCGATCGACACCTTCGCCAGAAACATGTACATCAACGAAACGCCGCTGCTGAGCCGGCTGCCGCGCGTGCCGATCGGAGCCGACAAGTTCAAGATGGGCGCTCGCACGGTGCGGGGTCGCACCCGAAGTCTGGGTGCCGCTCTGGCCGACAACACCAACACGACGGTCAACGTCAACAACGTGTCCGATCTCCAGATCGGCGACGTCCTGCAACTAGCCTCGGGTGAACGGGTCGAAGTTACCGCCGACCCCTCGATCTCCAACACCACCACCGGGGCGGGAACAGTCACGGTGCGGCGCGGTATCGAATCGACCACGGCAGCCGCCCAGAACAACGGGACCAGCGTCACTCTGCTCTACAACAGCCGCACCGGGGCCGAAGTCGACCAGACGGCCCAGCGGTCGTTTCCCAGCTACACCGACCAGTACGTTCAAACGTTCCAGTTCCCGGTCCAGATCGGCGGCAAAACCAACGCGATGACGGCGATGTCGCTCCCGCCGGGCGTCAATAGCCTGTTCTCGCAAGAGCGGATGGCTCGCCTGACCGAAATGGTCCGGGATATCGAGTACGCGATCTATTTCTCGGTGGGCGAATACAACGCCACAGGTTCGCGGTCCAAGATGGTCGGCCTGTATACGCTCATCAACGGGGCCGGCAACGCCGTCACCAACCCGACCAACGCCAGCGCTTACAAGGCCGTTGATTTCTTGCGAGACACGGTCGAAGCGTGCCTGGCGGACGGCGGCAACCCTGACCTCTTGGTCGTCTCGACCAACTTCCTGACCGGGTTCGCCACCTGGGGCCACGCCGCCCAGCAAGTCAACGCCGGCGGTACGGTGTTCGGCACCCCGATCCGGCTGCTCGAAGTCCCGTTCCTCAACCACCCGGTTCTGTGCGTGCCGTCGATCCAGTTGCCCAACTACACGGCCATCTGTCTGTCGACCCGCGACGCCCAAGGAATGCCGACGGTGAGACTGCGACACATTCGTCAAGAGTCGTGGCTACCGCGAGCCAGTCGCGGCGACGCGATCGAGGGCGACTGGATCGCCGACTTCGCCATCGAAGTGGACAACGCCGCTCATCATGCGTGGGTGCAAGGGATCACCGCGTTTTCGGCGTGAGGGAGTAAAGGGACGTGATCTCATGACGCCGTTCGCGGGTCACACGGCCTACGTGGACGCGATCCTGGTTCAGCGGCCCGATCTGGCCCCGGCCAGAATACACGCTTTGGCCTGCGGGCCGCTGCGGAACCTCTCGATCCTACTCGGCCAGGTCGGCACGGCCCCGGAGCCCCACCGTGCCGCCGTGGTCCAGTCGGCCGAAGTGTATCTCGATGCCTTGCGACTTGCTTATCTCTCCGCCCACGCGGCGGTCTCTCAGGTCCGGGCGGAATTGGGGCTTCCCGACCTGGACCTGGAGACCGTCGCGCCATCTGTTCCTGTTAGGAAGCCCCCCAGATGAACGCGCGACCCTTTCGGCCTCAAGTTTTGATCGGCCTCCCCCATTACGCCTGCGAGGTGTTCATTCAGGCTCATCGGGCGTTTTTGACGCCCTCGGATCGGTCCTGCGTCGACGTGGTGGCGGTGGTCGATTGTGCCTCGTCGTTCCTGTGCGGTAGTTTCAACAACCTCATCGCCAAAGCACTCGACGAGCGAGACGGCGGTCGCGTGACGCACTTCGCCATGATCCACGCCGACATCGAAGCGCCCCAGGGCTGGGTCGATCGGCTCTGGGGAATCATGTCGACTCATCGGGCTGACGTGGTCTCGGCTATCGTGCCGATCAAGGACGACAACAGCGATCCTCGGACATCGACGGCAATCGGCAACCGCCACGATCCCTGGCACGTCCGCCGCAACCTAATGGTGTCGGAAGTCCTGGCCTTGCCCGAGACCTTCGGCCCCGAGTTGGTTTGTTCCGAACACGACGTACTGCTGTGGAATACAGGGCTCTGGCTGGCCGATCTGCGTCATCCGTTTTGGGATATCTTCACTGGCTTTGACACGCGGGCTCGCATCTGTCGCAAGCCGGACGGCTCGCGGTTCGCCCAACAGGACACCGAGGACTGGCGGCTGTCGCGCCAGATGGACGCGGCCGGCGCTCGTGTGGTCGTCACTCGAGCGTTGCCGGTGCGGCATTGGGGCGTGCGAGGCTGGTGGCTCGGCCCCAACGACGAAATCGGCGAGCACGAGGAGGCCGCGTGATGGCGCTGGAGACCGTATACGCCACCGACGAGGATCTGCGGATTCACGCGCCCGGTGATTATTGGGCGATCGTGCCTCGCGAGCAAAAGATCCTCTATGG